CCAGTTGAGTCTTTGTTTGCTTTACCATCTAATGGTTTTCACGAACAAATCACTACAACTTGTCGATTGGCTACTGTCTGGGGTAGTTACGCATACCTCTTCTGAGCGTAACAGGTCGGGTAAGTCCCATGGAGGGCCCGAGGACCGGCAATTGCCGATCCTCGGATTCTCCTTGGAGGATTCTAAGTCAGTTCGCTCCTTCTTGGAGCGCGACTTTGACTCCGCCTTTAAGACCTACCACTCTCCCCATGAAACTTCCTACGTCTTGCCCTCATGGCTTCCTAACGGTCTTGATGATCTTAACAGACCTTGTATAATCGGACAGGTTTCCCTGGACGGTTATTACTCGAGTGTTAAGTTTCTACGGGCGTTCTTAGAAGCCTTACATGATGCAAAACCCTTTCCCGAAGCACGCCTTGAGCGTGACTTCCCTCCCTCTTTCGTTCTAGACTTTTTGAAGCAGTCCCATTCACAAACTGTTGAATGGGGTCTCAGTGGTCTGTTCCGAATCCTCAAGTACTATACCGTAGCTCTCTCTGCCGCCTACTTGGATCAGGATGTTCCCCCTCCCCCCGTTAAAGGGGTGAGGATGAATCCTTTTTCAGGTCGTGCACGCAGGGCTTTGGATTTGCTCCTTCTTAAGAAAAAACCTTGTTGTGATGTGTTTTTCAACACTATCCTTCAGGGCCTTAAGCGAGGATGCCATCCCGCACCTGATTCTTTTGAGGGTGCGACTAGAGTTGATCACATAGTCTCTTTGACCAAGAACTGTGTGACAGACGGTATTGAGGATCTGGGTGAGTATGTTGATCGTATTTTGGAATCTCTACCTATCTTAAAGAACTTGGAAATCACAGACGCCAGCCCCTCTGCTACCTTTGAAAGTAGCCGAAAAAGAGGGGGTGGTCGTGGGTTTCTTCTCGAGGAGATAAGTAGGAAACTGGACTCCGGTGGACTTGTACGAATGTATGAGTCCAGCCCTGGGGTGGTTGTTTCCGAGTACGCAACACACGGTCTAGAACATTGGTACCTTGAGGATCGGGTTGACGCACTGGCGTCTGAACTTTTGGAACGTAGCAGGTCTTGGTCAGGCGACCATACTTGGGGCGGCTCGCTTTGTCGCGTTGCCGCCATAATGGAACCACTAAAGGTCCGCCTTATTACGGCTGGTGACTCGTGGGGCCAGTATATAGCTTCAAACTTACAGAGAAATCTGTGGAGATGGATGCAAACTATACCAGCCTTCCGACTCACAGGTCGTAGTATGGAGGGGGGCGATTTGGCAGATCTCAGTTTCCTTACCGACTTGATTGTACCGGGTGCATGGACATACTGGGTTAGTGGCGATTATAAAGCCGCCACAGATAACCTTAATATGGATGTATCACGTATGATCCTCGATAAGATACTTAAGAAGATGGACCCAAATCTCTACCTTAGTGGTTTTCCGAGTATATGTCGAGCAATACTTCTTGAGCAAATGATAGTGACTACTCTCCCGAAGGGCTTCGTGACTGGGGAAATCCCGGTCCTGAACACCCAGATTAAGGGGTTTCCCCTCACCTTTGAAAGTGAGGGGAGAACCCTTAGTCTGGTTGACTGGGGGGCCCTTAGTGAGAGATATCCGTCGATAAGTAAGGAGCTTTATGGGCTGCCTACTTACTTTGATCCCCTCAGGGATTCGAGTAAGCAGGGTCTTCAGCTCTACTTCTTACAGACCAATGGTCAGTTGATGGGTTCGGTCCTATCATTTCCGATTCTGTGTATTGCGAATTTGGCCTGCTACTGGAAGGCTCTAGAGGACCGTCTTACCTACGAACGTAAGATCGCGGTGTCTGAGCTGCCTGTCCTTGTAAATGGTGATGATATCCTCTTCCGTTCTGATAAGAAATTATATATGATCTGGAAGAAGCAGGTGGATCGTGTTGGCTTTAAGCTCTCTGTGGGAAAGAACTATTTCTCACGCAAGTACTGCATGGTTAACAGCCAAATGCGGGTAGTCCAGCACGATCCATCGGGTAACATCAGAGGTTACAGGGACGTCTCTTTTTTGAATATAGGGTTATTAACAGGTCAAGCTAAAGTTACCGGACGTTCGTCCGATACACCTAAGACTCTTGATGGATTTTATAATAAGTGCCTTGCGTCCGCGCGCGATCGCGTTCGGATCCATAGGCGTTTCTTATATTATAACAAGGAGCTTATCGCCAAAGAGAGTAGGAATGGACTTTTCAATCTATTCTTACGCCCTGTCTTTGGTGGCTTAGGTTTTGACCTGGACCCTATAGTCCGAAGAGAGGAAGGTTGGTTTATGACCCCGTTTCAGGAGCGTTTGTCAGAGTTCCTCTATCGTCACTTTTGTGAGAGCCGCCCCCTTTCCGAAAGAGAGCACCGGTGGTTAGCAACGAAGATCGACCTGGAAAAAGACGTTTGGAAGTATTTCCCCGGTCAAAGGAAAAGATCAGAAACTCTATGTTTCGTTGGATACTATGGTCCTGTACTCCCTGAGTACGACCTTTTCGAGAGTCCTATAAGAGCAGCTCCGTTAATGGACTCACTTGATTCTGGGGATCGTGATGAGGTCACCCCTGGTTTTACTAGTTTCCCTCGGTCCCTATGGAAGAAATTCCTAGGTTCAGAAGTAATCTACTGGAAGCAGGGTCTTATCACGATCTCGCAGGTACTTTATGCATGTTCTCGCTGGTTCATCAAAAGAACTGTCCCGAAAGACAATAAACTTGACGTTGTAGGTAAGTTCGAAAAAACCTTCTCAGCAAACAACAATGCAAAGGAATCAACAATCGAAAAGGACTTCGACACACAGTCCTCGCCAAAAACTGACCCGGAAGGATCAGGAGCGAAAGCAGAGTGTCAAACAAGCAGCAGTATCCAAGTCGGTTCGCTCGAGGGGGACACCGGGTCCGAAGTACCAAAGTCAGGGGGATGCCGTCGTAATCACTCATTCCGAGTTGTTTACGGAGGTATTGACTCCAGACTTTGATACTAATGGTGTCCCTGTTAACGGGATTAGTGCATTTACGATTCAGCCAGCCTTCACGGAGATGTTCCCGTGGCTGTCTGACACCGCTAATCGCTATGAGAAGTACAAGTTTTTAAGCCTGCACTTCTCGTATCGACCAATGGTGTCAACATCCACGGGGGGCGTCTTCGTGATGAGCATGGACTACGACCCTGATGATGTTCACGAGTCTATCGCAGACTCCGAGTCAAGGATCTCTATGATGTCTCGACCGGACAGCGTAAGCTGTTCGGCCTGGGATACTATAGAGCTTCATGTCCCGGAGACTCGACTTAGGGAGGTTGGGGAGCGCTTTGTCAAAAATAAGTCCGGAGAGAATCTGAGTATTGAACCCAGAACCTCTCACCTTGGAATACTATATTTCGGGGTGTTCGGTGCAAGCGCTGGATCTCAGTTGTATGGTGACTTGATCGTCCACTATACAATTCAACTGAGATACCCACAACTAGCAGACATCAGGGAGAACACTGAATCGAGGTCCACGGCGGTATACCGTCCGGTGTCGACGCTCGGGAGCCTTTCTTTGGAGATAGATCCTACCAACATCCCAGCCTGTACCTCCTACGCTAGCGTAGAGGGGATAGACTATTGCGATGATGATCTTCCGAAATTGGTTCGCGTCGTTAGAGGTTATCCACAACCTTCTGACGGAGAAGTATTCTATGTTCAGGATAATTTTACGGGTACGATCAAGATCGAGGGGACTGCCTACCCCTCAGGTGATATCCCAATAGCAAATTTTGATTTGATCAATTTGCCCTTGAGAGAGCGCCTGAGGTTTAGGTCTCCGACATCCAGCTATGTAGATAATCTAGCTGCTAAAGATATGTCCGTAACTTCCTGGCGTGAGCTCCTTAGCACTCGCTATACGAGCACAATAGGATACTTCGTAGCTTCGATGAGGGACGTAATCCTCGTGGCTGGTTCCTTTGTCAAGGGCCAGGCATTCCGGATAGCGAGGGAGATGGTTAACACCGCACTCAATGTGGCGTGGCGTAGCGTCTCAGTTACTGTTATGAACTCCCTTACGGGAAATCTCAACAGGGAACTTCGTGCTATGTCACGGGTGCGCTTGCTTAAACCTCAACCTCCGCTACTAACTGGAATCCCAGATACTCGAGTTGAGAGAGCTAAGGCATACCAGCCTTTAGACGACCGGGACGGGGGTAGTGGCCTAACTACCCTCAGGGAGAGAACACCCTGTAAGCCAATCGTGGAGGTTAAACCTCGCACATGGTAACTCTCTACCAGATCACTCACCCTAGCAGGGTGGGCCGAGAGAGACTAGCTTCTCCGTATAGTTGGCTTGGAAATTGAGTCGTCGGTTGGACGTGGTCCCCCTTTCGGGGACCCGGGTAAACGTCCACCCGACGACTCCTTTCCCAAGCAGCATGCTAAACCAGACGCGCCGTTACATGCACCCCTCGTTAGTATCGATTAACAATCGAGAAGGCGACCGTTACTATGAAACTAATTGTAGTAAGGGGAAGGTGTATGGGTTCACATATTAGTCCAATATGTGGATTAGGCAGGTTTAGCACCAACTAGTAGGAGAAGCTAGAGG